ATTATCTATCCTCATTCCAACACTACCACAGCGCAGTAACTTCTTACGAAGGATTACGAGTATTCTGCAACCACAAATAAATCGACATCATGGATTAGTCGAGCTTAAAATAAATGATGCTGGTAAATCAATGAGTACAGGAATGAAAAGAAATCTACTTATCGAAAATAGTACTGGTGAATATTTTGTACAGATTGATGATGACGACCAGGTGCCTAATTATTATGTTGATGAGATTATGAATGCTATTGATAAGCTCCCTGATGTAATTACTTTCATTGGATACATGACCACAGACGGAGCGAACAGGAGAAATTTCACTATCAAGTTAGGGGAAAAATACGAAGATAGGAACGGTCACTATTATCGTTTCCCTAATCATATTTGTGCATACAGGCGTCAAGTTGTTAGGGGTGTTCAATTTCCAAATATAACAATTGGAGAGGATTATGAGTGGGCTTTGCAAGTCAGAAACAAAAAACTTCTAAGATCGGAAGTACATATTGATAAAGAAATGTATCACTACATGTTTAGGTCACGGAAATGATGCTGTCCATTCTGATGCCGACTACGCCAGATCGAGCAGATATGTTTTCAGTTTTATACGAGGAATTGGTTAAACAAATTGATTACTGTAAATCCGTACATGATAGCCTAGGAGAGGTTGAGGTTGTTATAGATGATAGCAAGAGGTTTTTAGATGGAGGATTGAGTATAGGTAAAAAGCGGGAAGGACTCCTAATGAATTCAACGGGTAAATATGCCTGCTTCTTGGATAGCGATGATAGGATAGCTCCAAACTATGTTGAGACCTTGCTGAGACTTTGCCAATCAAATGCCGATGTGTGCACCTTCTCTTCATTCGTTCAAATGGAAAACTATTGGATGCTGGTACAGATGAGCCTAAGACATGAGTTCAATCAAAATGCTTCCAATGGAATAATACTCCGGCGTCCTTGGCACATTTGCCCGATTAGAACGTGCATAGCCAAGCAACATAAGTTTGATGACTCAAATTATGGTGAGGACTGGGATTGGATGGAGCGCGTGCTAAGGTATTGCAACACGGAATCAAATAGTGCATCAATTTTACATCTATACCACCACGGCAAACACAGCGAGGCCGATAAAATAATGAAAACATGAAAAATTTTAGCCAAAATAACGAGCAGCAAGTTATATTAGACTATTTCAAGGACTTTAAAGGAACCTTCATTGATATTGGCGCTAACGATGGGGAGACACTTTCAAACACCAGGGCACTAGCTTTAAATGGCTGGTGTGGTGTGCTTGTGGAGTGTTCACCAAAGGCATTTAGAAAACTGAAGTCACTGTATGAAGGTAGTAAAAAGGGATGTTTTTACATGTACGAAGTTGCGATTGGAAACAACAACGGGAAGGCAATACTTCATGAAAGCGGATCGCTGATGAGTTCGGAAGATGTTGGACTGGTGTCATCGCTTGACAAGGAAGAAATAAAAAGATTTTCAAGAACTGTTGCCTACGAACAAGTAGAGGTAAAAGTATTTCGATGGAAGACATTCTTGAATAGACTTTACACAAAGGAATTTGATTTCATTAGCATTGATATAGAGGGCGGTGAGATTGATGTTCTAAAACAAATGGACTTATCAGCCACAAAATTGATTTGTGTGGAGACGAACGGAAGCCAGGATAAGAAAAAAGAACTCGATACACTTCTTGAAGGCTTCAAGGTAATTTACACGAGTCCCGAAAACTTAATATTCGCACGATGATAGTCGTTAACTTCTCAACTCCAAATTACGCGGCCGGTCAAAATAGGCTAGCATTAAGTTTGATCGGTACGGGGTGTAAGACTTTAATGGTCGATGATTACAGAGACATTAACAGTCCAACACATCAGCAGTCGCCGTATGAATTCAAGATACACGCAATAGAGAAGGCGTTCGATATCGATGACATAGTTTTGTGGGCAGATAGTTCTTTGTGGGCCGTTGGCGACCTATCAAAGATTGAGGAGATTATTAAAAGAGATGGATATTTCCTAGAAGAGGCCGGACATTACGTGGACAGGTGGTGTAATGATCATACGCGAAAATACTTTAATCTAAATAGTCCAAATAATTTTACAATGTTCTCAGCCGGACTTGTGGGTCTTAACTTAAAAAGTGAGATAGCGATGGAGTTCTTTTACAAGTGGAAACAATCCGCATTGGCGGGATGCTTTCGCGGGGATTGGAAAGACCACCGGCACGACATGACATGCGGGTCGATCATAGCTGAACGACTTGGTATGAAGTATCAATCCGGAGGCAGTCACATGGCATACATTGGAGAGGCTTACGGAGAGCCTAAAGAAGGTGTTGTATTTTACGCACAAGGATTATAAAAATATGGACCCATTAGAATACGCCAAAAGTATAGCTTACAGTACCGTAGAAACATTACAGTTTACTTATGATGTGTCCTTACGTATGTCTAAAGAGCAGGGCGTATACGTCGAGTGCGGCGTAGCCGCAGGGGCACAGATCATTGCAATGGCGTATGCAGCGCCTAATAAGACGATATACGCATTTGATTCTTTTCAAGGCATCCCATTACCAAGCAACAGGGACGATCAAATGCCAGGGTTAAAATTCTTGTCCCAGAGAGAGATAATAAACCTACCGGACCCTGGCAGTCAGTTATTAGAATCATCAGGGGCTACCGTGGTAAGTTTGGATGACTTTAAAGATCATTGCGTTAAATCCGGCGTCGGAACAAGAAACATAAAACCAGTGTGCGGATGGTTTGAGGAAACGGTTCCTAATTTCCAGCGTGAAAAAATAGCCATTCTGAGGCTAGACGGCGATCTGTATAATTCCACAACAGTATGCCTTAAATATTTGTTTGATCGTGTTATAGAAGGTGGATATGTGATTATCGATGACTGGTCATTAAATGGATGCCGATCAGCATGCGATGATTACTTTAGCTCGATAGGGTACAGCCCAGATTATAAATTCATTTCAAACATAGCATACTTTATAAAATGAAAAAAATATACCGAATATTCATAGGATGGTATTATTTCCTTACCAACCAAAAGAATGAAGTAGCTAAACGTAGGCTTTCAATTTGTGTCGATTGTGTACACATGAAAGCCGGTATGTGTTCCCTATGTGGGTGTTTATTGCAGGCTAAAGCAAGGATTGAGGATGAGATTTGTCCGGCGAACAAATGGTGATGAAACTAGCAGCAATTTTTTTTGTGTGGAACGATTGGGATTGGTTAGATATATCCACCGCTCACATATCCCCGCTAGTAGATGGGATTATAGTTGTTGCATCTGAGCGCAGCAACCATGGTGAACTATCGCCCATACCGGACGACTGGAAGTATAAGGTAGTAATCCGAGAACCACAATTCCATGTGCCAATGCACAGTGAAACCGATAAGCGAAACTTCGGATTAAGTCTTGCTCGGAAATCAGGTTACACGCATTTCATTTCTATGGATGCCGACGAGATTTACGACCCGCTAGAGTTCACCAAAGACAAGGAACGTTTCAATGATCCTAACTTACTAGGTTTAGTATGCCGTTCCCAGGTCTATTTTGGAAGCCCCACGCTTACGATCGGATTGGACACTACACTCGTCCCACACATTCACAAGATCACGCCAGGACTCAGACATGAGTTAAATAGGAACTACCCTTATGCATGGGAGGGAAAGTCCATTCGCATAGATCCAACCAGGTCTATGAACATAAATTCGGGGGTAGATCTTACTGATTCTGTTATGCACCACTATTCACATGTGAGAAAGGACTACGAAAAGAAGATCCGCAACTCGTCAGCCCGGGCTAATTTGGAAAGGTCAACGATTCGCCAAGATTTGGTACAAGCTAAAGAGGGATATTTTGTTAAATTTTACGGGAAATCACTGGTCCGTGTGCCAAACGATTTTAAAATCCCGGAAATAAATGTTTCAAATATTTAATTTTCTTAGGCGACAACGTACTGAAAAACATCAAGCTACCTTTGAGGGCTATCTACCTTATTTTGAGGATGACAAATTTCCCTTAAAGTGGCATAAGGCCATTTCAGAAAGCCCGTCCGCAACTGCTTGCGTCTCTACCATTAGCGATTTCTTAGAAGGATTTGGATTTTCAGATTCCACGCTAGAAAAACGCATCGTCAACACGTCCGGAGAGACTTTATTCCAGATACATAAGAAGATTTCCCAGTCATTTGCGGAGTTTGAAGGATTTTATATCCACTTCATGTACAATGCCGGCGGTAAAATTACCCAAATGCGCGTATTGCCGTTTGAATCTTGTCGCCTGGGAGATGCCGATAACAACGGGATCATTTCAACTATATACTATAATCCTTTTTTCGGCATTGACGATAAGCGAGCTTATACTAAAGGTGATATAACAGTATACAGTGCATTCGATTTACCTGCCGTAAGGGCTCAAATTAAAAAAGAAGGCCCAAAATATAAGGGTCAAGTCCTATTTGTAGGAACGACCACGGCATTAAGTCGTTTTTATCCTTACCCAGAAGCGGCAAGTGCGATGCCTTGGATGCGAAGTGAAGCGGGCATAGCCGAATATCATGAGCAAAACATCAATAACGGGATGCACCAACCCTACATTTTAGTAATGAAAGGTA